ACGTATTCAAACATAACATTAGAAATGCAATCCCCTGCGGGAACCTCCGCAACTATTTTAGCAGATACGAATGATGTTTTGTATCTTGGGGATGCTAATCGTTTTGATATGGCTATCTTTGATATAGATACTGCTGGAAGTTTAGGTGCTTTAATATGGGAATACTACAACGGTTCTACGTGGGTAGTATTTACTCCGTTATCTGCTACATACTATACTGATCCAGATGACAGTCCAGATACTGCTTACGATTTTTCAAAAGATGGTGCAGAACAATTCCCCACAGGTCGGTTGTCAGATTGGGCTACCGTTGCGGTAAACAGTGCCACAAAATATTGGGTAAGATGCACTTCGACAACTTCAGTAAGTACCGCTCCTTCACTTAGAAGCATCCGTAAACGTAGTTTAGCAGCCTACTGTTCTACTCAAGATGTGTTTAATTTACTCCAACTAAAGAATGTTACCACAACTGATGGTAGTGGTACAGATTTTACTTCTTCTACTACACCCACACAGGCAACGGTAGAACAATATATAGAAGCGAGTCAGTCTTACATCGAACATATAACTAGAAAATCATGGAGACCTAGTTTTATCCATGAAGAATATCACCAGTTTAATTTAAATGGATTCCATTTAGATCGCCCGAATGGGTTTAAGATATTTGATCTAAAAGTTTGGAGTGGAGCTTCATGGGATTCTAAAAGGCAGGGGAGAACGGGAGATTATTTCTTTGTCCCTGACACAAATATGATTCAATTCTCTAGATATTTCTTACTTCCTGCAAGATTTACGTCTTACAACGCTCCTGTATGGCGATGGGGTGGAGGAGAGTTCACAATGCCTGTGAAAGTTTCCTATATGTACGGAAAAGATATAGCAACTGACCCTAGAGAAGGCGGGATTGTGTTCGACATGGCTAGGAAATTAGCCGCAATTGACGTATTACGAGACTCAGATTTCGGTAATTTAGCAGTAAGCGGCATGGATAGAGTCCAATTACCACAGAAAATTGATGGGTGGTCTATGGAAGTAGAAGAACGACTAGATAGCTTACGAGCATTTGAGACTTTCTAATGGCAAACGAACCTCTACCAGCAGATGAACTGCTAACACAATTTAATAGTCAATGGGATACAGACAATGTAGCTAAACCAAACCTAGTTGTTGTAACCGGTAATGGAGAGCCTTTACGCTTCGACTTGAATGCTGGAGATGCAGTCGTGGCTAGAAACTCCTCATTTACGGAAACCCCTATCGGTAATTGGGCATACGGTAATAGAGAATATACGGTGGAGTTAGAAATTTGGACATTAAGGGAGCGGCAAAGATTATTTAATTTGATGCAGGAGATTAGGCGTATTTGTCACTCCAGAATGCACAGCTTAACGAATTTTCAACGGATTCAATTTTTAAACTTTAATGAAATGACAACTGAGACAGTTAATGTCTGGATGGGTAATTCGCAAATTGCGCTTGTAAATAGTGCTGTTTTGTTGGAAACTTAATGATTTTGAGTATAATAGGAAAGGTATTAAACCTTAAGGAGTATAAATAATGGCAGTATATCGTTCGGATCAAGCACAACTTACATTCGCCACAGAAGGGGGACACGGGGGTTACCCCGAAGCGGCTACCGGTGTAACAGCTGGAACCGGAACTGCTGTTATAGATGTAGCAGCAGGGATACCTGCGGGTTCTAGATCAATTTATGTAGACCAGATCGCCAGTGGTCTTACAGCCGGGGAATACATACAGATCGGATCGGCTGCTGATGAAGAAACTGAAGTACGTAGAGTAGAACATATCAGCTTAGATTCAGGGAGTACAACAGATGGTACTCTATACCTAGACTCCCCTACTGCATTTTTCCATCCTAACGATGACAATATTACGGTAGTAACAGCCGTTACAGAATCTCCGACTGATAAATTTATGACATGGGTGCCGGGTGTGTACGAAACTGTTGAAGTCCCAGACCCTGAAATGGCTATTGAAGGTCGTTATCTATTAGGTACAAATCAAAAGAGAAACTTTTACGTTGCTTATAAAGGACAACAAACCTTTGCTGGTGCATTGGGGGGTTTTGTACTTCTGAACGGGTGGCCTTTACGATACCCTATTGGTAAAGTTTCCTCTACGGCTGTCGGAGGTACTCACACAGAACGAACAACCTTAGCGTCAGATGCTAAAAAGGGTGATTATCAAATTACCGTTACTTCCGCCACCAACCTTTCTATTGGTGATATGATTGCAATTGATGGGCATCAATTCGCACATACTTCGGCAGTGGAAGCCGCTAATACATCATTTTCAAGTCAGAATATAGCTGAACTTCGCGAAATTACCGCAGTCAATAGTAATGTGCTACGTCTAAATTACCCATTACAATTTGATCATCGTGGACTAGGCAATCAAGACTTCCCTGTAGGACTAATAGATGGGGCAGATAATGATAGCACAACATCTATTGTTATAGATAATCTATATCATAATGCAAGTACAGCAGGTGATATTGTCGCTGTTGGTGATTACTTACGAGTAGATGATGAAGTTATTAGGATTGACTCTATCTCAGGTAACACTCTAACAGTAACTAGGGCGGAAGGTTCTACATCAGCAGAAGCCTTTGAAGACAATGATGTTGTATATAAAGTTGCTGGTGTGGAAGAGATCGGTTCAACCGGTTCGAGCGATGCCGATTATTACCAACACAATATTTATGAGACAGTTGACTTAGATACAATAGCATGGAATGTTCATATGCGGGATAGTGCAGAAACCGCAAATAAAGACTTTAACCGTCGGTATTTTGGTGGGCATGTTGGGTCAATGACTATTAGTGCGGATGAAGGTGGTTTACTTACAGCGTCTTGGGACGGTATTAATTTCCAAGATATGGTACACAACCAGAAATTGAGTTCTGCTTATGATACAGATGGTACAGTTTCCGTACCAAATGATGCTGCGCTGCCCGGTTATGGGATTATGCAACGTATAGATAACGATGACGTTGGAGTTCCCGCAAAGGATGGGGCAGACGGTCTAACTGCCGCAGCGGGTGGATTCCCTTCTTCCGACCCATATTACTTCTCTCAAGGCACTTTGTCTATGTTTGGGGTTGAATTTGGAAGGGTTAGAAGCTTAAGTATTTCAATTGCTAACAATGAAGAACCTAGATACTACATCGGCGGACAAGGAAAAGGAAGCCGAAGGCATCGTGGCCCAACAGAGATTCGGGAGAATAACAGGGAATACTCAATGTCCGCTTCTATTGTGTTACCAGATTCCGCTATACAAGACGGTGTTCCAAGTGGAACGGCTTCGACAGTTAGGAGTCTATTCAATGAGTTGCTTCTTGAAGGTGATTACGGGACTCTCCATACTGCGGCAAGTATGTCAGGATTTTCGATTGTACTAACCTTTACGAGAGGGACTAACGATGAAATAAAGATTACTATTCCAGATGATGGAGCAGCGGCTGCGGGCGGCGGAGAACAGGGAGCGTTTATACGTTCTGCTCCTCACGCAGTTAGTGGAGATAACCCGATGCAAGTAGATGCGGATATCTTGTTTAGAAATATGAAGATTGAGATTAAGGATTCAGAACCGTTTTATCCATAGGAGGATAGCATGACAACAGAAACTAGTACAGCGCAGCCGTTTGATGTTAGCAAATATCAGGTAAACACAAGCTCTATAGAAAATCAGACTTTAGTAATAGAAGAAACGCAAGAGACGTTTAACATTAAAGTTAAACCTCTTACATGGGCTAGACGTAACCAGATAATGTCTAAATCTATTACATGGGGGACAGGGGGACAAACATCGTTTGATGGAGATGCTTTTGTTCGAGCGTGTTTACGAGATATGATTGTGGAAGCTCCGTGGGGGAGAACAACGGAGTCATTCTTACTCTCAATTGATGCTAGATTAGGGTCAGCGTTAGAAGGCTTAGTGCCTAATGTAGGAGATACCTCTGAGGAATCTGCTGACGAAATAAAAAAAGGTGTCTAGCGTATTTAACCGGGGTAAAAGGTAAGAATAGTTTACCAACTGATAATATTGATTTTGAATATTGGATTGTTACAATACAGTTATTAGAAAAAGGGATTCCATGGGAAGTGATTCATACGTTAACAGTTGAGGATGTCGCTAAAGTTATTGGGGTTATGGGCGCACTTCAAGAAAAACAGCATAGAGATCAAGAGGATATGGATAGGCGGATGAACAACAACCTAGGAAGTGGATTTTAATGGAAGAACTTCTTGTAAAAATTGAAAATGCAGGTGCAAAAGCTGGTACAGGAGGTAGCAACGGCGGTAGCAGCGGCTCAGACGAGCAACCTAAAAGTTTCTTCAATAAAATGGGAGGAGCGGTTAAAACTGGCTTAAAAGGTGCAGGTATTCAATTTGGTGTCGCCTCTCTACTAAAACAATCCCAGTTGTTTACAAGTTTTGCAGGTTCTATCTTCCAAATTGTTGGTGGTATGGTTGACTTGATGCTCGCTCCGTTAATGCCTATATTTATTCCTGTGCTTAAATTCTTAGCTAAAATGATGCCGGGAGTCCAAACAACATCCAAATGGATAGCAGATAAAATACTCACTATCTCAGAATCTATTGGTTCTTTTTGGAAAGACCATACTCCGTCTTGGATGCAAGGGGGGGATGGAACCCAGATAGCTCAAGTACTTGGTGGGGTTGTTACCGCTCTTGTGTTTACAAAATTTACAGGGGTTTGGAAACTTGCTAAATGGTTCGGGGGTGTACAGGTTGGGCAAAAAGTTGCTACTACTGCGGGTAAAGCAGCCGCTAAATCGTCAACAAAAACAATAAGTTCGGTAATACGTGGAAAAATTGGAGATTTTATAAAGTATTTAGGAAGCGGTTTTAAGGCTTTAATGTTTAAAATTCCCGGAGTGGAAAGCTTAGTGAAAGGAATAGGTAAACTTAAGATACTGATAACAAGTTGGGCCTCTAGTGCAATAAAAAATGTAAAATCTTCCCTTAAAAATGCTGTAAAAGGTATAGGCGAGCATATATTTAAAGGGAGTTCTAAGGTTACTAGTTGGCTTGGGAAAAAATTTATGGCTCCATTCAAGTGGGTTGGTGATAAGGTAGGAGGGTTACTTAAGGGGCCTTTTACTAGGATGAAGAACATCTTCAATACGATTGGAAAATTTATTAATAGAGGGCCAATTAAAACCGTTACCACATGGCTTGGAAAGATTATGGGTAGAGTTATGGGGTTCCTTAAGAGTGGCCCCAAAAATATACTAACGGGGATAGCAAAAGTTTTACTGAAAGTATTAGCTACACCTTTCACCTTATTAGCTAAAGCGTTAAACAAAATCCCCGGCTTAGGTGGTTTAGCTAAAGGGGTATCCAAAATTTTTAGTGGTGGTGCAGGGGCTTTATTAGGAAAAATTGGTGGTAAGGCTGGGCTAAAAGCGGCAGGTATGTCTATCCCCGGCGTTGGTGCAGCTATTGGTCTAGCAGCAGGTGCTTATGAAACCCAGAGAATGGTTAGAAAGTATGGATTCAATGCTAAAACTGTTGGTGCTGGTCTTGCATATACCACAGCACAAACCGCAGCGGGTGCCGTAGGTGGCCCAGTAGGAATAGCGGCGGCTATCGCAGGAGAGGTTGCGTTACATCAATTTGAAAATAGAGTACTAAAGGTCGAAGTGACAGGCCCAGATGAACAGGCTAAGGTCAGCGCACAAACTCAAGATGGTAAAAACCAAGCAATGCAGCAAACAGCCATAGCTTCCGACTATGCGTACACGGGTTAGGGGTACAGAATAATGGCGTACACATCAGCAAAAAATGCAACCCAAAACTTATCTATATTGCTCCGTAATGGTACTCATGCGGGAGCCTCATTACGCTTTGCTATGAAAGCAGACTCCTTTTCTGTATCATATAGTAAAACACCTATCCAAGTACCTATTCCTGAAACGTCCCCTGAACTTATTGATTTAGGAATCTTTCGTCCTAGCATTAGCTTAAATGGGGTTGTTGATACAGTTCAACCCACCCCTGCTTCTATTACGATAGGTGGGCAGACGTATTACATACCATTCAAAAATTGGCTAGAAGATGTTGTTTATACGTGGATTGCTTCGGATTCAGCTAATGGACAGCTAGAACTTGAAGTTGGGGATACTTCTTATCCTCAAACAGATTCATCAACTAAAGGATATACAGGTACACCAATTGAGATAAACACCGACTCTAGTGCCTTAAGTAGCTGGACAGGAGGGGCGGTTTATAGGGTAGCGATTCAGATGGCTAGATTCCAGTTAAACCCATCAAGAGAAGATCGGTATGATTGCTCAATGCAGTTTGTTGCCTCTGCTAGACAAGATTGGGTTGATAGAGCGGACTTAGATTAATGGCTGTAACTAAACTAGAATTATTATATTACACTTCAGCTAATCAATGGGCAAACGCTAGGTACAGATGGTGGAAAACCGCACTTGACCCTGACGATTGGGAAAGTTCTGTTTCTTATCAGACAACGGATATTAACCCCGTAACATCAGTACACATGACAGATTCGGTTGGAAACCCCCGTAAGGCACTAATTACAGTAGTTAATCGTCCCAGACAGATGGGTTCAACAACAGCTAATGAAGGTAAAGGACGCTTTACTGGAGTATTTACTGATTTTATGAACATAAGGCTTAGAGACCAAGAAACTGGGGCAATCTTACTTTCAGGTAAAGTATATGACGTAAATGAAAAATTTGATTTTCGATACGGTACATCTATTGTATTAGATGTGAGGGATGCAGTTGAAGAGTTAAAAAATACTAGAACAGGAGGCTGGCCTGACTTAGCTTTTGTAGGGAACTCAGGAACTAAATCTTCAATGATAAGTACTATGATTACTGACGCAGATTATACAGGTAGTACTGATATTGCGACAAATGGGCAAAATAAAGTAACCACTTCTTTACGCCTACAGGAAAGTAACGGGATATTAGAATTTAAAGGTAATAAAGCATCGTTAGGGGAAATTGCACAATTAGCGGCGGAAGAACCACACAGTAAAGAAACTCGTGAAGGATTTAAGATAGCTTTAGTAAATGAAGCTTCTGATGTGAACGCTACCGTAACAGAGATAGATGTCGATAACCTGCAATTAGGGTACGCTAATGCGGCAGAAGCCCTTTCTTCGGCGGATTATATTGCGATTGATTCTGAGATCATGGCTGTTGAATCAGTTAGTACAAATGCTATAACTGTACTAAGGGGAGTGCGAGGAACAACAGCAGCAACACATTCGGACAATGCGCCTGTTTATAGAAATCCGGGAGCTTCTAAGTTTGGGTTTGACTATCACGTTGACCCCGCAGTACAAACTACATCTATAAGCGCAACCGTTGATAGTGATTGGAACTATTACCAACGTGGGACTCGCCCTGATTCACCTGCAACATACGGTATAACAGTTAAATACCCCGCTGCTACATCGTTTTCTTCTGACGGGTTTAATAAACTTATGCAGAATGATTTCGCATTCGATAACACAAACGATGAGCTATATACAGATGTTATCTTAGAATATACCGAAAAAGGGCCACAAAGAAAAGGAGATGGGTTTGTAGATACTGGTCAAGCTGGAGGTGCATCAGTCGCTAAACGTAGGAGATTTGAACGTCTTAATATTACAGGAGCGGCGGGGCAATTAGTTGTAGAAGGCATGGTGAAACTAGGACGAGTAGATGGTGCAGACCTTAACACCACCACTGATCCTGAAACTTTTACAATTGATGAGTATGATATTATTGGGCAAGCTGATACAGGGGCTAGTGCCGCATCCGATCTTGTAAATGTAAACGATTACCTTCAAGTAGATAATGAAATTATGAAAGTTACCGGAAGGACTGGGTACACCATAACGGTGGCTAGAGCGCAATTTGGAACCTCAGCAGCGAACCACGCAGATAATTCTATTATCTATCGTAATCCATACGGTGACCCAGACGATTGGGGTGGTAAACCTTTCGGGCAGACAGAGATTGTAAGTTCCGCAGGTGGGGGAGCTTTTGGAGTCATAGAATATCAATCTCATACTGCGGGGAGTGGTTTAGAGAATGAAGACCCACCCGGTTTTATTATAGTTAGCCCTTTTAGTAGTGCTGGTGATACAGAAGGTATGCGGTTTAATCAACATATGCCAGAAACCAGCCTAGAAGTAACGGGTTCAACTTTAGGTAATAACGTTACTACTCATGCTAATTGTAGATTATCTAAAGTACTTGGCACGAAGAAAACTAAAGTAATTAAAAATTCTACAAGCTCCGACCCCGCTTCTTTACGACGACAGGTCGTTTCGCTCCTCTCCCGAAATTCAGCTTCTGGGATTAAACGGGGAGAATATAAAGTATCCGGTTATCCCTACACGTATATAGATGCAGCAGCAGCTAATGTATCTAGATCGACAGCTACGATTACATTTGCTAGTGGAGCTTTTGCAGATAATAATAGTGGTACTACTAATAACCCAATACTTTTTGGGGTATTACAAGGGGATGTTATATGTGAAATGGATTCAACGGCAACTACTATTACTAGATATTCGTATATTTCAAGTGTAACATCATCTACAGTAGTTTATGGGTCATCAGCTACCGACACTAGTGACGGGACTGCGTTAGACGCTAGTAAACCAATGCGTATTTACGTCCCTCTTCGTGCAGGGCATGTTATACGAGTTACAAATTCATTAGTACAGGAAGATAGAGATCACTTAGTTACTGAGCTTACTTACGATGAGGGCAGTGGCGTGACTATGACTTCGATATCTAGTATAGGACAGAACGATTCAGCCGCAACATTCAGGTCGAATGTCCTAAAAGAAGTACATCAGAACGCAATTAGGTATGGTAAAGAACCCCCTGACACGGGAGGAGGGGCAAACAACTTCTCCGACTCAGCCGTAAAGTGGACAATCAATGCGAAATTCGATAGTACAACTTCCAATCAAGTTACTTGGGCTAGAGAAGATGGTGCAGCGGGAACTGTTACATTATCGGGGGATAACGGAGAGAAATATGATATTGGTGCGTCTAATACAGGAACTTTGACTGATGAGCATACCGTTTTTCTTAATCCCGCATCTTCAACATCATCATTTTCAACCGAACTAGCTAAAGATTATAAAGAAGATAAAACAAAATTAGTAATTGGCAGAGCAGGTATAGCTACAGGAGATAACACACAAGCAACTTTTGACCTAGCGGACAATATTTCTACAAGTGGGTCAAACAACCCGAAGACGAAATTTACCGTAGATAAACTAGCTCCCGGCGTTATAACCGTGTCTGACGGTTCATCAGCGGCTCCCAGCGTAACCTTTGATGGTTCTGATAGTGGGCATACAGGACTTTTTCTTTACGAATCCGGGGCAACTGAATACTTGGGTATTGCGGCTGACGGTACAGCAGCAGCTTATTTCGGAGAAAGTGGTGCCAATATTTGGTTTTATAGAACCACGCAACCCGGTGCCGATGATACCTATGATTTAGGAACTGCTTCTTACAGATGGGATGATGTTTATGCGACTAATGGCACCATTCAAACATCAGACATGAGGCTAAAAGAACTCATAACCCCCTCAACGTTGGGGTTGGACTTTATTAACGACCTAAACCCTGTTTCATACAAATGGAAAAATAAAAAAGAAGACAAGGTGGATCAAACCCACTACGGTATAATAGCACAAGAAGTCATGGAAACACTTAAAAAACATGGTATAAATTCTATCGAAGAGTTTGGCGGTATTACACATGGCGGTGAAGATGAAGATTATTATGGAGCCAGATATTCAGAATTTATTCCTATGCTAATAAAAGCAGTACAAGAACTTTCAGACGAAGTGAAGCAACTAAAGGAGAAAAACTAATGCCTGATGTAACGGTATCATTTACAGACGCACAATGGACAAGGGTTGTCGCGGCATCTAGCCGTATAAAGGACTTGGGGGAAACGGGAGATGTAGATGCTTCGTATCTAGCTGCTCTCCTAAAAAACAGAATACAAAAACTCGTAGTGCTATATGAACAGGATACGGCTCGTGCGTCTGCTGATGCTAGCTTAGATGACTTCTAAGCGTAAGCAAATAATACAGCTACGTAAAGAAAACCCAATTATAAGATTAACAAGAATTGCAGAGCAGGTTGGGGTGGACAAGGCGTATGTTCACAGGGTTCTAAAAAAGGCTGACCTTCCAACTAGAAGCATACTTGTGGCTCGAACGAAGGCACCAAAACGAATTGAGTGTAAAGCGTGTGGGGAAGACGTACCAGTCGGTGCAACTCGTGCTGAACGTATACAACACTTACATGATGGTTGTCGTTATAACTACCATAGAATCTTAGTACATTGTAAATTCTGTCGAACCCCTTTTAGACGTAGGCGGCATCAATTACTAAGTTCTAAAAGTAAATATATTTATTGTAGCAAAGATTGTCTTTATAAAGCCCGTAGAGAAGAACCATGGAAAAACATTGATTCATCGACATAAGTGTGCTATACTTATAGTATAGCAAACAGAAGGGAAAAGGGGGAGTTATGAATGCGGATAGACGATAATTTAATAAAGCAATGGGAACCTAAAATAAATCGAATGTTACAAACAACTTCTATTAGGGGCATGGATCGAGAAGATATTGCACAAGAGCTACGAATTTCTATAATGAAAGCCGCAAAAGGGTTTAACCCAGAACGCAAAGTATCTTTTCACACATATTTGCATACTACGATGATCAATACAATCCGAACCCTGATAACGAAGGCTCAACGTAGACCCCAACCACAAAGTTTAGATGCTATTTTACATTTATGGGAATCAGACGATTGGGGTCATTCTCCTAGTTCAGCGCAAAAAGCCATAGCAGTAACAGTTGACATGGATTCACGGTTGATGCTAAACTCAGTACTAAGTCGATTAAATCTTTCAGAACCTGAGCAATCCTTTCTGCAATTACGAATAGATAACTTGACAATGGATGAGATTTCTAATACACTACAGGAATCCGCTTATAAAATCCGTAATCGAATTAAACAGAAATTGGGTGGAAGTACAGATCGAAGGCTTTTGTTATGGTTAAACGGAACGGAAAATCTTTAAAGGATTATAATTCGCAGGATGTGCGGAAAGAATTTACGTGGTTATACTCCCGTAAACACCATAAGGAATACTCTAACAAAGGTTTTATCGGGTACGACCTAAAAATTATTAAACAAGCTATCGAAAAATATGGTTTATTTAAAGTTTTATCCGGTTTATATAATGGTATTAATACTAACTCAGATTCTGTATCTATTAAATATATACTTAAAGGGTTTGAGTTTAAGTATTATTTAACACCGTATAATCCTGAGTTATACTATAAAGTTAAAGCTTACGGGAATGGAAAAGTGCAAGCGTACTGGCGTAAGTTTGTACTCCTAGACACTAAATGGTTCCCAACAGCAGCTTCCGAACAGTTAAAAAAGAAGATTGAAACAAAGTTATTGGAGTGGTCAGATGCCGAAAAGAACTAATAGAAAAGGTGGGTTTACTAAATCTTCAGTTCCGCTACGCAAACAATTAATAGATAATGATTTAACAGGTCGTACTGCGCCCGAAGGTCAGTATAGAGTCATATCTATTACTAAAGCTGCTTTTAATTATAGCCAAGAAGTATGGGTAGAGGGAACTTTCCCCTCTTTCCCTGAAGCTAGAGATGTTGCGAATGACAAAGCGGGGGATGGTGTGGTATGCTATATTCATGGTAGTGGCCCAAGAGTACTTTATAGAGCGAGGTAGGAATGCAAAGTTTTGAATACATAGAATCTGGTGTCCTGTTCAACTTAACTGACCCTGCAAATTTTAAAAATTTTAGATATACGGGTAAAGATTTTGCAAAACATGGCGAAGTACATACATTTATTATCAATTATGTTGATCAATATAAAGAAACTCCTTCTGCGGCGACGTTGGTTGAAAATTACCCAACACTAGACCCGTCAGCACAGACGTTGAATTATGATTATGCTGTTGATCAATTTAAAGATCAGGTAGTATATCGTAAAATTGTAAGTTCTATCCAATCTCAAAAGGAGTTATTAAAAGATAACCCCACAAAGGCTTTATCTTCTATTATTTCTAATCTGGGGGATGTAGAAATTGAAACAGATGAAGATGTAGCTATCTATAATGATGGCACATCAGGTAGATTAGAAGAATGGCGAGAGCGAACAAATAAACGTAAGATGGGGGAAGGGTTAATGGGTATCCCCACCCCCTTTAAATCCTTTAACGGGACGGGTGTTGGGTGGATGCCGGGGGAATTAATCGCTATGTTTGCTCGCCCAACCGTTGGTAAAACGTGGATGTGTGTAGAAGCAGCAGCCACAGCCGTTATGAATGGGCATAAGACACTACTAGTTTCTACTGAAATGACAACATCTGCGATTAGTTTACGTGCTGACGTTGTGTTAGCCAAGAAGATGGGGTACGACTTTTCCCATAAAGCTTTACGAAATGGTGACCCAATAGATGAAAACAGTTACAGGGACTTTCTAAAGGAATTGAATGGACGCTCCTTATTAGTTTGCGACCACATTGAGGGGGAAGCGACGATTTCTATTGAAAGTATTGCTAGATTGATACGTAAACATTCACCAGACTTTGTGGTGTTAGATGGTATATATCTAATTTCATCAGGGGATGGTAAAAAAGCTATGTGGGAACAATCTCATGCGCTTTTCTACGGTATGAAAAACTTATGTTTATCTACTAACACAGCAATCTGGGTTTCAACTCAAGCTACTAGAGAAGCATCTAATATGTTTGAGCCTCCTAGAGCCGATCAAGTTGCTTTTGGGGACGCTTTAATTCGTGCAGCAGATGTAGCTATGGCGATGTGTTTAGTAGAAGACAATGATGATAAACGTTTAATGCAGATACAGAAATATCGAGACGGGGTATTACCGTCCGAAGAATATTACTTGCATTGGGATGTAGATTGTGGTAAAATCTATGAAGATGAGGAATTTGAACTCGTCACGGACGATGATCTAGAAGACGGTAGTTTTTAGTAAGGAGTACTCTTATGGGCTTGTTTGATATGTTTAAAAATTCAGATGGTATTATTGTAAAACAAGGTACATCTAAAGGGCCGGGGAAACCTAAAGTGGACATTACGATTGGCGATATAAAGCGTGGTCGAGTTGTTGATGCTAATGGTTACAGTAGTGACATTGTATTGTTCCTACGTGCATCAAAGGTAAAACGAGTTAGTGATTAATTGGTCTACTTTATTACTGGATGCAGGAATAGATGTTCCTTTAGAACGTGACCAATTTAACATTTCTTGTCCGTTTCATATAGATGATTTACCTTCTTGTTCAATTAACGTTACGGTTGGTAAATGGATATGTTTTGCAGGATGTGGGCAAGGGTCTCTGGTAACCTTTCTTTCAAAGTTTACAGGGCAAGACGTACAAAATATACAACAGGACATTGCAAAT